AATTTCGACCGAGATCAATGACCTCTGGCGCCTTACTTTCCGCGCCGTGACTGGCACTTCTGATACGCTGGTGCTGGCTGACTCATATAACAAGATTGTTACCTATTCAAACACCGGCACAACAACAATCACGATTCCAAGCTCGTCAAGCGTAGCCTTTACGACTGGCGCAATCGTGAACATTCTTAAGACTGGCGCTACTGGCACCGTGTCTATCGTTCAAGGATCAGGCGTCACTATTTCAAGCGCTGGCGCAACTGCGACGAATCCAGTTATTACTGCAACCGCAGGAGCAGCCTCGATCATTAAAACAGGTGGCGATTCATTTACGGTCGTGGGGCGTATCGCTTAACATGAACATTCTGGGGATTGTTGCACAAAGCGCACCTGAGTTCTTTGATTTGGATTTATTGGTTGTCGCTGGTGGTGGTGGTGCTGCTAACTATTGTCAAGGCGGTGGTGGAGCAGGTGGTTTATTAGCACAATCGATATCTGGCGTTGGTCGAAATACTGTTTATTCTGTAACAGTCGGCAACGGAGGCTCAGGAGCAACATCTGGAACTCCAATCAAAAATGGAAATAAAGGCGGCAATAGTCAGTTTGGTGCTTTGACTGCTGCCGAAGGCGGTGGAGAAGCTAAAAATGGTAACGGAGGCAACGGCGGCTCAGGTGGCGGCGCAGGATTTGCGCAAGGTTATCTAGGGGGAACTGCAACAAGCGGTCAAGGAAGTGATGGCGGCGACAATACTCAAACACAAAATGAAGTAACTTATCCAGCAGGAGGTGGTGGCGGTAAAACAGCCGAAGGTGGAGCAACAAGTGGCAACAATGCTGGAGCAGGTGGCGCAGGAACTTCTTCTTATTCTGCGTGGGGATCGGCAACTTCTACTGGCGAAAATGTTTCCGGAACTTATTGGTATGCAGGAGGCGGTGGAGGTGGAATTTTTATCTCGACCACTCGACCAACACGCGCACTAGGTGGCAATGGCGGTGGTGGAGACGCTGGTGATGGAACTGTTGGTGGCAACTATGCTGGTGACGCAGGTTTGCAATATACAGGCGGCGGTGCGGGTGGTACTGCATCGAGTTCAATCGGTGGAGTAGCCGGAGCAAATGGTGGCTCTGGTGTCGTCATCATGCGCATTGCTGGCACTTATACAGCGACAGCAACAACTGGATCACCTACTCGTGTGGTCAATGGTGGTTACACTTATTACACATGGACCGGTAATGGAAGCGTGACAATCTAATGGCACACTTTGCAAAACTTGATGACAACAACATTGTTCTTGAAGTTCATCTTGTTTCTAATGCTGCACTTGATCCCAACAATGAGGAACAAAGCGGAATCGCATTTTTAACTGAATGGTCGGGCGGTCATACCAACTGGAAACAAACCTCATATAATGCGTCTTTTAGGAAAAAATACGCAGCCCCGGGTGATATTTATGATGCGACAAAAGACTTATTCTATGGGCAACAACCTTTTCCTTCGTGGACTTTAGACGGCAACAATGATTGGCAACCTCCAAAGCCTCAACCGAACATCCCCGGGTTTAACTGGGATGAATCGCAACAAGATTGGGTAAAGGTTTGATTCGCAGTCATAACGGCTGGCCAGCATCAAAGAACCGCGCCGAAATCGGCATCAAATCTTTTACCGTGCCGGGGACAAAAATCAAGCTGGCATGTGCGGAAGCGGTAGCGCCATTACTCATTGATTTTGCCTCTGATTTTCATCACCTTGTTGAAAAGATAGACAAAGGCACGCCTGATGACTGGGGTTATGCCTTCCGCACCATTCGCGGATCTGATGTTCATGTTTCCAATCATGCCTCCGGGACTGCGATTGACATCAATGCGACTAAACATCCTCTTGGCAAGCGAGGCACTTTCACCAAATCCCAAGAAAAGACAATCCGAGAGCTTTGCCAGTATTACGGCCTTCGATGGGGTGGGGATTATCAAGTTCGCGCAGATGAGATGCATTTTGAAGTACTATTAAGCCCTGAAAAAGCCGAAGAACTGATTGAAAGGCTAGATCTCCGTGATAAGCGCCCGAACAAAAAGAACCGCTAAACAACTTGCCGCATCGTGGTCACGAACGGCCATCTCTGCCGCGCTTGCCTATTATGTCGCGACTGGCAATATGGACGGCAAGGCCATCCTCTCCGCAGCTCTTACCGCCGTCATTCCTCCCATCCTTCGTTATCTAAACCCTAACGATCAACTTGGCGCATGAACGCTGAGCTAATCACCTCACTCGGAGTCATCTTCGCGAGTGTCATATCGGGGGTTGCTGCTATCTTTGCAGCTAAGGCGGAAAAAAACTCTCGACCAGTATCGAATGGTTTCGCGCCAGAAGTCATTAAAGATTTAAGGGAGTTACGCTCGCTCTTTATCGAGCATCTCAACAATCACACGAAAGGGTAAAAGTGGAGCAGGGACACACAAATCTAGTGCAAGTAGTTTCGCGAAATCGTCCGGAAAATGTCATTCGTTGCTTTAGTCATCTCAAAGCCGTAAGTCACATCTCGGATTTTTTGTTGGCTATCAATGAAGATCAAAAAGACCTTTATCCCGACATTGAAGGAGTAAAAAAGGTCATTGTCCCAAATGACTACGGAACGACATCCTGCGCCAAAGGCAACTATGTCATCGAAAATAAGCTTCATAAAGGGTATGAAACATTTTCCTACATCGATGATGATTGCGTCGTTGAAACCGATGGATGGGATTTATTGCTATCGCTTCCCCTAAAAGCAAAAGGCTACGGAGTTTCATGGGGCAACGATGGAATCCAAAACGGTCGAGTGCCGACAAAAGGCACGGTCACGACCAATATCATTGATGTTTTGGGATGGCTTTGCATTCCTGGACTCATTCATTTATTTATTGATGATTTTTGGAAGCGTGTCGGAGAAGAACTTAACTCAGCTCATTACGCACCGCATGTCCTTATGACGCATCATCATTGGCTCAATAAAAAAGCCGAGATGGATGCAACCTATATGGAAAACTCAACTCGTGAAGTCTGGGCGCATGATGAGCGTATCTTCACCGAATACATGACTGGGCAGTTTCATGATGATATGGAGCGAATCAAAAAGGCTTTGAAACTCGCATGAAAATCAAGCTGACCATTCCCGGCGCTCGCTCTAACGCATCACTCGCCGAATGGACTGGCAAGAATCCAATGGCAGAGTTCTTCGTTAATACCGAAGTAGAAAATCCCGATGTCTGGTTTATCTGCGATGATGGTGTTGAAGGCGACACGGCTTTCATTGACAAACGAAATATCTTTTGGGCTACGATGGAAATCTGCTATCCCGTAGGGCGCTTTGATGAACCTAAAGGCCGTAAATATCTCAGTCAGTTTCATAAGCTCTTTACAATGCATGACATTCTTGACGAGCGTAAGGTTCATGTCAGACCTTTTACGAACTGGATGGTCAATGCCAATCATGGCTTTTCATCTTTTGAACAAAATGGCAGAGATAAGGATTACTTCCTTAATCTTCGCCAAGTCGAAAAGACCTATGATTTATCGGTTATCTGCTCAACTAAAGCCTTTACGCCAGAGCATTATCTCAGGCTTAAGTTTGTCTCTAAGCTCAAAGAAGATCTTGGAGATAGGTTGCATTGGTTCGGTAATGGCGTCAATGCGCTCGCCGATAAATGGCCGGGGATTGCGCCCTATCGCTATCACTTGGCGATTGAGAATCGCTTTGGTTACGACATCATTTCCGAGAAGCTCTATGACTCATTCTTAGGCTTATCCATGCCGATCTATTACGGCGCTCCGAATGTCGATCATTATTATTCTGAGTGGTCGATGCAAGTGATTAATATCCATGACTATAAACGCTCCAAGCGGCTCATCCTTGATCTCATCGAATCCGATGTCGCAGAGCGAAGCTATTCTGACCTTATGCGAGCAAAAAATCTGGCAGCCGACCGGGATAACTGGACGACACGCATGGCTGAGATTGCCAAGAACTACGGCGTGGCGAATGAACAGCGCGAAGAGGTTTATCTCTACGCTTACTGATAAAATCTGCGACTGCTAGGGGGTGTCATGGCTAAGAGACTCACTAAGGCCGAGAAGGCCAAGATTAGGCGCCGCAAAGAGCTATCTGCTCAACGCGATAAGCGCACACCCTTAACCGCCATAGACCGCCTAGCATGTTATTTCGTCGAACTTGAATCGGCTTTAATCCGACAAGGCTATGACAAGGACAAGGCTCGATGGGTCGCCCAAGAGACAATCGTGGACTTTTGGAAAGAAATCATCCCTCGCCATAACGATAACGAGGAAATCTTTGAGCCTTACGAAGATGATGAGGACGAAGATTAAGCGAATCGTCGTAATCTCCGACATTCAGGCGCCCTTTGAGGATGCCAAAACCATCCGCAATCTCTCAGCCTTTATTCGGCGCTATAAGCCCGATGATGTCCTTTGCGTAGGAGATGAGCTAGATCTCCAGACAATCAGCCGGTGGTCATCTGGCAGGGATGAATGGTCAGGCACTATCGGCAAAGACCGTGATCGATGCCGTGAAATCCTTTATGACTTACAGGTTAAACACCTTTCCCGGTCTAATCATGGCGACCGTCTCTATAAGGCCATGAGCCTTCGTCTGCCCGGACTTATTGGACTGCCAGAGCTTGAATATGAGCAGTTCTTGGGACTCAAAGAACTAGGCATCACCTACCATCGAAAGCCGTATCAGTTTCACGAGACTGCCGTAATGGTGCATGGCGACGAGCAACCCATCAAGCATCAAGCCGGAGCGACCGCATTAGAGGCCAGTAAGCGTCATGGCCTTTCAATAGTCTGCGGTCACACGCATCGTCTTGGCGTGTCATGGCATACGACCTCTAGCGGAGGCAAGATTACCAATCGCACCTTCGGCCTCGAAGTCGGGCATCTTATGGACGAGACGAAAGCCTCCTACACCAAAGGAACCTTTAACTGGCAGAAGGGCTTTGGCCTGATATACATCAAGGGCAAGTCAATCCAGCCAGCCGCTATCCCTATTGAGCGTGACGGGTCATTCATAGTAGAGGGCAAAACATACGGCTAAAAAGCCTTAGAAGGGCTCTAGGAGTCTTTCAAATACCATTCTTGACCTCCTTACCTTATCTGCTATCTCAAAGCCTCTCATAGCGTTATAGGCCCTTTTCTGGCATACCCTCAACCTTAACTACACGGTTAGAAAATAAATGATAGAAAACTGCAAAAAACTTGCCGAAATGCTTCCAAAACTGCCCGAAAGTGTTACCGTTATGGAAGTGAGGCGAACCCAGTAGCTTCACGAAAGGGACAGAACAATGACTAGCACTTATGCCATCAACAACTTAAACAAGATTGCTAACATGGCTAAGCAAGCAAAATGGATGCATATCGATCACAATAACGAAGCCGCTCTCCAACTTATCAAAATGATGCAGACTAAGCTGAAGTTCACCGAGCAAGAAATCCGCAATCGCTCGGAGGTGTCAGCATGAGCCTTCAACTACTCGAACCGCCAGTCGAGCCAGCCGATCAACGATGGCTTGACGCAGCTTTAGCCTATGCTCGTCGCGGATGGTCAGTCATGCCGGTCGCGCCGCGCTCGAAAGAACCCAATCACAACTTGATCCGTCGCGCTTATTTAGATGCGACTACCGATGAGTTCAAAATCATGGAGTGGTTTTACCGAGATCCCATCGCCAATCTTGGAATCTCGTGCATCGCTTCAAACCTTGTCGTGGTCGATATCGACTTTCGAAATGGTGGAGCGCTCAACGAGTTCTTTCCTGCTACTTACACCGTTAAAACAGGTGACGGTCTGCATCTCTACTACAAGGCTCATCCGTCGATGCGCTTTCCGGGAACCCTCTGGCAAGGTGTCGATATCAAGCATCGAGGCTATGTCGTTGCAGCTCCAAGTGAGCATCCAAACGGTCAGCGCTACACCGTCATCGATGACCAAGAGCCAGTCGCAGTCCCGATGAGTTTCGTCAAGAAGGGTAACTAACATGTTGCAAGATCTACATATGGACGCTTTGACGCTTGATGTCTTGCGTCGATTTTTTATGGCCAGAAATGCCATTATTAAAGATGATGCGGAAGAAGTGATTCGTGGCTTGCGCGAGATCCAAAACTATTGCGAACAAGCCATTGATCTTATCGAGGAGGGAACTCGATGACCGCGATGAGCTTTGATCCGATAGCGATTTACTACACCATCATTTTGCTTTCGTTGCCAGTCTTACTCATTCTCTATACTGCTTTTACCGAGCATTGGTACTGGAAAGGATGGAAAGATGGCAAAAGACTCGCAGAAAACGCGAACAAATCCTCAAATGTTGTTCGATTCGGCAAGTGAAATAATCTTTCAGCGTGGCGCAGATTATGGCCATTATGAGGACAACCTTGCACGGATAGCGCAAGGCATTAGCGCCTATCTTGGATTCTCGGTGACTTCAAATCAAGTCGCTGGAATCATGGTGATTACGAAGCTCATGCGTTCGGTGGAGTCTCCGAGAAAACTCGATCACTACATTGATGCAATAGCCTACTTAGGCATGATTCCAGATCTTATTGATTCCAATGACTGCGATTGTGAGCATGATGGCGATCTATAAGAACTCAGACCGTCGTATCTGGTGCGACCCGTGCAAAGTCCGATATGGCAAGCTCAAAGATGGCACTTGGCATCACCGAGCGCAAGTCATGGCGGTCTGGATTACCGTCTCAGAGACAATCAATAAAGGCTTTCGGCGTGGCTATTGCCAGCCGTGCGCCAATGAGTATCAGACATGGCATGACAACACGATCTGGACATTCAAAGAAATGCAGGAATACGCGAAAGGAATGAGGCAACTCGATGGCATGGAATCTCGATGAGTACGAAGATGCGGCCAGCTTGAATCGCTGGTTTCAAGAACAGTTCCCGGATGGCTCGATCATCATAGATCGTGAGCATTTTGATCCGGTCAATGGCGAGGTCTTATTTAGGTGCGACCTTTATCGCACTTGGAATGACAAACTTCCAGCCGTTCGAAACTGGGCTCGTGGCAAGCGTGATGAATATCCAAAAAACATGCAGCGCTGGTTCGTCGAGGATACGGCAACGAGCGCCTTCGCTAGAGCGATCATCCTGCTCAAAGCCTCTGCAAAGACCGCAACAAAAGAATCCATGAAGCAAGTAGCAATCTCTCATGGAGCGCAACATCATAAACCTTCGGCGACTACCGCTAAGGATCTTCCGTCGAGCTTCGGGCGCATCGAAGCTGAGGATCCTCTGCCTACGGTTGCCGATGCAGCCAGCGTGCCGCTCTGGGACGACTCCGAAACAGTTTCCTTCCTGAAGGAGTCGTTGGGCGCTGCCGTCATCTCGGATGACTTGTCATGTCAGCATGGCGTGATGAGCATCCGGGAAGGCGTGAGCAAGACCGGCAAGGCATGGAAAGCGAGCTTCTGCATCGCTAAAAACAAATCAGAGAAATGCTCTGAGACACGGGACAAGAGGCCGTTAAAAGATGGCGCCCTATGGTGGGTTCAATCTCCTCACGGCTTCTTTGAAGTACCGAGGAGGTAAATCATGGGCGAGCTACATATGTTCTTCCCAGATAGGTCAGGAATCAGCATCGAAGGCGATGAAGAGCCGCGTGAGTTTGTCTGGACTTTTTGCGATGTCTGCAATAAGCCGCAAGATCGCATGAATGGCAAGCTAATCAGTCGAGATGGTGAATCAATCTTTTGGACATGCGAAGAGTGTCGATCGCAGGGTTTCCACTAGCACTATGCTTTTGGACTATGACACAACATCGAAGAAGGCGCGGTCGTGAAACTGAGATTTTGGTTGCAGAATACTTGGTTGCTAATGGGTTCATTACCGCGCACGCAACGAGCGCTTCGGCTGCTGGTAGCGACATTCGTGGCGTTACCGGCATTGATTTCGAGGTCAAAGCACGCAAAGGATTCAGTCCTTTGGCTGCTATCAAACAGATTAGAAACCGACGAAAAGAGACTGGACTTGGAGTAGTCGTCATGCGTATCGACGGGCAAGGAGAATCCTCCGTTGGTGACTTTATGGCGATCGTTACCTTTGATGACTTGATCTATCTCTTGAAAGCGAGTGGATATGGAAGAGCGCAAGATTAGACGCTGCCTTATGTGCGGTGCTTGGGTTCATGATCGTGAGATCTGCGAGAGATGTTATCCGAAGGACTCGGCCGCATGAGTGATGAATGGTTCACACCCCCAAATCTTTTTGAATCTTTGAAAGTCTTTTTTGATATGGATGTCGCGGCGCCGTGTGAAGGTCAAATCTTTACGCCGACGCAAATGAGAATCTGTGTCTGCAAAGATGGATTAAAGGAAGAATGGTCTGGTTTGGTATGGATGAACCCGCCCTATTCAAATCCGGCTCCCTGGGTAAATAAATGGTTAGAACATAACAATGGCCTTGCATTATTACCAATGGCTAAAAGTAAATGGTTTGTTGATTTGGTGCAGACTGACGCGGTTTTTGTCGTCTTGCCAAGCAGTTTTAAGTTTTTATCTCCCTCAAAACAAAAACTTAGTTTGATGATGGGTTCGACTTTATGGGCAACGGGAAACAAAGCTAAACAAGTTCTTGAAGAATCCGGACTAGGAAGAATACGATGACGACACGCCGTCTGACCTGCGGTTTTGTTAATGGATTTGACAAGCTGAGTACGATTCGCTGGCGCCTCCGGCTGAGAAACACCGGAGGAACGCCAGACGATCGCCGAGGGCGCGCTTTATTCGTAAGCGCTTTCGCTATTACTCTCAGCCTTCTATTGCCATTAAAAGCCGAAGGTTCGAGCTGGAAGCATCATGAAATGAACTACAAACTACACGCTCACAACATTCTTAAAGATTGGAATGAATTCATCTGCCTTGTTGAGCTGTATGAAAAAGAGAGTTCTTGGCGACCTCATGCGCGTAATGGCTCCCATTATGGGATACCGCAAGGCCGTTCAAAATGGCTAGCGACTGCCGATGGTTTCGCCCAAGTTGAGTGGGGAATCCGCTATAACCTTCATCGCTACGGTTCTCAATGCAAAGCACTAAGATTCTTTCAAAAGAATAACTACCACTAAGGGACATCATGAGAGAAACTGAGAAGGTAACAATCGGCATCTGCTCGCCGGGTCAAGTGGCAACAATGTTCATGACGAGCATCCTTGACATCGCCAGAAGCCAAAGGCAGTTAGGTCAGTTCATTAGCTTGCAAGGCTCGGGCGTAATCTCACGGCTTCGCAATCAAGTCGTTTCGACCTTCTTGGACAAGACCAAAGATGACTGGCTGCTCATGATCGACACCGATGAGATTCTGACCATCGAGGGTTTTAAGAAGCTAATCGCCGCAGCCGACGCCAAAGAGCGCCAGATAGTGAGCGGCGTGGTTCATGGCGCGTGGGAAGTCGAGGGCGCAATCTATCCCGAACCCGTACCGTGCATATTCCGTAGAGCTGAGAATGGTGGCCTTTATGCGGTGCATGAGTACGACGATGACAAGATTATCGAGATTGATGCAGCCGGGACGGGTTGCTTATTGATACATCGAAGCGTTCTTAATCGCTTCCGCAAAGAGGCTGATGAGGTGCATCAGCAAGCAAACTGGGGATTCTTCCAAGACATGCCACTCGGAGGCCAATGGGTCGGAGAAGATCTGCTCTTCTGCCTTCGAGCCAAGTCATTCGGTTATAAGATATGGGCTCATACTGGAGTGCAGTTAGCACACGAGCGGCGCTTTTGGATGACCAAAGAACATCATGCGGACTTCCGCAGATTCAACCTACCGAGGCACCACTCAACCGAGAAAGAAGCGCACGATGTCAGTCTTAGCTAAACACATTACAGTCACGACAACGAGTCAAAGGATCGTAGACACCGACAATGTTCGGCGCGATGTCTTGTTGCACGCAAAACAAGCGTGTCACATCGGCGGTGAAGGGGTTACTTTCGGCAACGGGTACTTAATGGATAATGGCGATGAGATCCGTTTAACGGTGTTTGAAGGTGACACTCTTTGGGCAGTCACCGAAGCTGGCACCGGTGATCTCTATGTCATTATTAGCGCACAAACTTAAAACAAATGCGTTTTTTCCCTAGCAAAAATGCACGGATAC